GTAGCGGGGCCAACCCTGCAACTACAATAAAGAAACAAAAACGCACTACGCACATAATTTCATCCATCCGACACTCAACGTTTTCAGTATGTTGTGTCCGAAGCTCCGACCCACCTCAGTGTGCCGGGTTCACTCCGTTTTCGAATTACTTTTTGCTACTCATAGGTTTTGTTAGTGTTCTCACGTGTAGGAGGAGGCCTTCGCAGCGTTCCGACGCCGTCACTTGCTTAAGGTGACGGAATGGCACAGCTGCGGAGGGCGATTCCGCTTAAGTGTTATGGTAGTTTAATGACGTGCCGGTCTAGGCGTAGCCGTTGAATGCGAAACCCCAATTCGGTTCCCACAATCCACCGTTGAGTGACCATTTCTGGACACGCGATGTCGCTACAACGTTGTCGTCGAAGATGACGGCAGGGACACGAGTCGTTGGAACGCGCCGTTCGGCGTTCCTCATCGCGTCGGTGTATCGCAGTGTGCGTAGTAAGTCCCATTGTGCCTTTGCGGCAGTGGCCGTATTTTCACTAACCACGTCCTCACTATCAATAAAGCCCCACTGTAATACTCCAAGTCGGAATTCCTCATCTTTCGCCTCGATGGTACCGTAAGTCTTGGATAGGAAAGAGACCGCGTCTTTGTAGACGGCAGAGCGTTGAACTCCGCCGTCGTCAAATGCCACAGCACTCTTTCCCAACCACGCAGCCTTCTGCCAGAGCTCCTCCTCCTCCGCGGTGGTTGTACCGGGAAGTCCGAGGCCGCCGAATGTCTCAGGGACACGCAGCGGGATTCCGTCAGGCAGGACGTTTAGTTCGAGGAATTCCCGATTTAGGGCCTCGACCATTCCGTCTTTCCACCCGACGCCACTCCAGTTCCTCAGCAGCGTCCTTGCTCGAGAGCCGATCGAGGAGGCCTCCACTCCGTCTTCCTTTCCCCCCGATCGCTTAAGCCCTAGTGCCAATCCGAAATTAACATAGGGGATGTATGTATGGTCTTCTTGGTCAAGAGCGTCCCAAAGGACGTTCCAGCCACTGTCCATACAGTCGTACAGTACTGAATTAATCACGTAAAAGTCCGACGAGTAGTAAGTTTTTCCAACGGACGGAGTAAGACCGACAGCCGCAGCGGTCTCTTCCCAACGTCTCTTACCCTCCACATCACACTGAAACAGAC